AACTTCGGGGGTGTTATGAAACGAATCAAAAGTTTCTGGGGTTACTTCAACTGGAGTTACTCGATGACAACTTGATGACTTGCCGTTGTAAAGTCTAAAAGTATTCCAACCCCATTTAAACACACACGCTGATGCGTTTTGAATAGGGAAGATACTGTTACCATTCGTCATCAGCGTTGTAGTCGTCTTCGTCAATGTACTCTTCCTCTTCCTCTTCTTCATCAAAAGAGTTGTCGTCGAGGTAGCTGGTAAGTGCAAGTTTTATGTCTGAGTCGTGTTTGAACGTGTCTCTTATGGTTTCTGGATCTTCGTCGTTGTCGATCAAGATCGAAACCAGAGTTTCCGCAGCTTCGCTACGATCAACAGTGTTTACATATCTCTTGAGCTCGCTCCAAATTTCATTGGCAATGTGTGAATGCATTATTCCTCCTCGCTGTCACTTTCAGTGGTACTTACCTTGTCAGATTGATTTGCAAAGTCTGCCATGATCTTGTCAAGGCAACCTTCGTCGTTGGCTTCCCATGCTTTACGGAACTGTTTGATGATCTCGCCTTCGCTGGTTACAAACATCAATCGATTGCCGTCCTTCTTGAGCATGCCTTTCTTTTCAGCCAAGTCAACTAGGCCGCTGTACGGGCTCATACCTTGTTCATAAGGAATCTTGACCTGCACACCTTCAAATGGCTTGGCGTAACGAGTTTTCATGACTTTACATGCTGATCGAATGCCCATGACGTCTGTGACTTTGTTGCCGTCCTCGTCCTCTTTGAGCTTGAGTTTGCGCATGGCAACCACAATACTGCTGGCGTAGATGAAACCCTGACCGCCTGAGATTTTATCATCGGGGTCAAACATGTCCTGGCTTGCGTATGTGTGGTTAGTACACACCAAGCCCACGTTGTATGAACCAAACATGTTGACACAGTTACGCACCAAGGCAGTGAGAGCTTTTGGCTTACGGCCAAGATCACCCTTCATTTCGCCTGCTTCGAACTGGTTAATATCCGTGGGAGTCAACAACATGCCCAGGCTGTCAATAACAAACATGACCTTGGGACGCTCACCATCGGGCAAGGCTTTGTAATCGCTCATGAATGTAGCAATAGTTTTGGCCACGTCATCAATCATGGCCATGCTCAACTTCAAGAGCTTGCTCTCGTCTGTGCTTACACCAAGTGCATGCAGCCAGGCTTCGTCTAGTGCGTTTTCTGAGTCAATCAGCACAACATAGATGCCTTGCTCTTGTGCGTTTTTGATGATGTTGCCTGAGCATATGTAGCTCTTGCCTGCACCTGATTCGCCGGCAAACACAGTTACCTTGCCCAGCGGAACACCTTTGTTAAAGTCTCCGGAGATAAGATAGTTCAAGGCATAATTGCCTGTGCTGATCCAGTCTGTGGGATCGTTGAAGCCGATACTAAGGCCATCAATGCTCTTAGTGATTTCCTTGCGGAATTTTGAAATATCGAATGGTTTTCCCATGATCAATCCTTAAACAATTTTATATAATCTACTGTACTAACAGGAAAGTGTTGTAGCCTACGCGGTTGTTCATAGAACCGTTTTCCAGTTCGTTGCATCAACATCATATGACACATTGCTGTTTCAAAAAAGCTTAGGTCAACGCTGTATTCTTTTCCGTCAAGTATATCAGTTGTTATTGTAGCACAGTTCTCCACTGTGTCAACATACTCTTGATTCGATTCTGCTACCAGCTGGCAAAAATTTTCAACTCGATTTTCTATTGGATGTAATCCGCATCGAGCCAAAAATTCTGATACTTGACTGGGTTGCTCGAAGAAGTCAACAATATCCAAAACGTAATCAACATCAGTGAACCAACCGTTGTCTGAAATAACCTTGTCTAGTAAGGTATTAGATAACACTTCCAACTGCTCCTGTATTGAGTCTCCGTCTTGCCTAAAAAGCACCGGAGAGTTAAATTCAGGCACAGCATTGGTCCATTTTTTAAGGCCCATCAATATAATCAACAACCTACCGAACGTACTAAACGAACTTGAGCTAATGACTGTATTGCCTTCTGCTTTTTCTTTGTTGATATCAATAGCAGGGTGTCGCACTTTGTAAAATGTAGACCTGGGTTTATGATGATGTAGATTTTTGCCTTTAACAAAAGAAGGGAATTCTACATTCCCTTCTTCTGTACAACAATCCATTAGGGCTGTTACTGTATGCCCTAATGCACCGTTGTGATAGCAAAGAACAAGCATTACTTGTTCTGACGAGCCCGAATCATAGCAAGAATGTCTTGTGCGTTCTTGCTGTCACTGGCTGGCTTTGCTACAGGAGCAGCGGCTGCACTAGTGCCTTCGTCTGTGTCAAACGGAGGATCGTTGTCATCAGACACAACAGGCTTGCCGGCTACCGGAGCCGGTGTGGCCGCTGGTGCAGCGTCTTCGGAGCCTGTGCTGCCAGCTGGCGCATTTACACCAGCAGGACGGAAGTACTGGCCCCAACGCTCTGTGTCGTAAGGTTGGCCGTCAACAGATGCTTCAAACATCTCTTTGATGACTTTGAGTTCGACTTCGCCTGGCTTCTTGGGCAGGAATGTGCTCAAGTCAAACAAGCCGTGCTTCTCAACGGCAGCTTGTTCTTCTTCAGTAAGAGCAGACTCTTTACGTGCCCACTTGCTGCCATTGTAGTCAGCGAAACCGCCTTTGCTACCTTTGCTGATACGGAAGTCCAGGCCTCGTAGGTAGTCAGTTGGCAGTTCTTCCAACTCAGGATCCATTAGGGCACCTTTGATGGTGGTGAAGATCTGAGGACCAATGATGAACTTGCGGATTGGGTTTTCTGGGGTAGTGTCATCGCTCAGTGGATTCTCACGAACGAAGCCTTGGAAGATGTAAGAACGCTTCTTCCAGTATTTGCGACCCATTTCTTCAAGGCTCTTGTCCTTGAACCAGGTGCGCACTTCTGTCAAGATAGGGCAAGTTTCGCCCCACATTTCCACGCAAGGTACTTGAACCATAACTTGCTTGGAGTCCATTTCGCCTTTGACGCCGTTGAAGGGTAGACGAATCATTGCTCGTTCTTGCCAGAAGAAAGTGTTTTTGGGATTGCCATCTGGAAGGAAGCGTAATGTGGCGCTTTGGCCTTCTTCCATGTTCCAGTGTGGATAAATGCTGCGGTCACCGCCTCCGGTGCTACCTTCTTTTCCTTTGTTTTCTGCTGCCTGTAAACGTGCGCGAATTTCTGCTAATGATGCCATAGTATATTCTCCTTGATAAGTTGCCTATGTTATATGCCTATCTAAAAATTTAGATGTTAGTTGCCTGTGCATACAAGTTGTATTGTATACGCTTTTATTTAGCATCACAATACAAAAGGCAAACTTTTTTGTTCAATAAGTACAACAATGGAGAACAACGCCTTTTACATCTACGACACTCACAATTGCGTGTGGACCAGTGACCCTGAGATGAAAGATCAGACTGAATGGTTTGTGTGGGACCCCCACACTTGGTGGGAGTACGCCTATGCACTACAGCAAGGCATTGAGTTCTTCCCCAAAGCAGAAATCTACCGTGGTGTTCGTCCGCCTAACGCTAACGAGATCAACTTTGACAAAGACCAACGCAAAAAGGTTGCTATCTTGTTCTATGAGCATGTTAGGCGGCATCTTGCCAGTGGGCAAGTGTCTGATTCTGGCCCTATCCAAGACTATCCAAACGAGATTGTAGACCTAGCATTGAATTGGGCAGACCTCATTATTACCTACTCTACTGAACAAATGAACAATTGGTGGCCACGCATCTATGGGGACATAAACTATGCTGTTCACAGCGACAAGATCAAATGTGTATTTGCCGGTCATATGTCTTACACCAATCCGCCAAAGGATAGATTTTATTCAGATCAGCTGAGTTTTTTTAACTATGTTGTCAACGCAAACCAGCATCAGGATATCAACGAATACAATACCCCATTTAGAAAATACATGTTTGATGTGCTTGCTGGCACAGTCAAAACTAGCCGGCTGTATCTGATGTATCGTCTATTAGAGTCAGACTTCATGGACCAATGCATTGTTAACCTTCAACCAAGTCCGTATTTCAACGACACAACATTGATCAAACAGATTGACCCAAAAGGCTTTGCTGCGCACGGAACCATAGATCGCTACCAGAGTCCAGCACTAGCAGGACTCGAAGATCCGATTGTGACACAATTCAAAGATCAAACCAAAGACCTTGACGCAAGGGGGCAATACAGTGTGAACCTTGTTCACCGTCCGGGCTTTAACATACCTGGAGATAACGTTCCCATGAGCTGTATTGTTCCTTGGGGAATATACCAATCCAGTTGGTACAGTGTTGTTTGCGAAACATCAGACATTGGTCAAGCGTCGTTCTTGACCGAAAAAACAGCCAAGTGTTTGTTTGCCAAACGTATCTTTATTATGGTCGGTAGTGCTGGACTGCTAGCACGATTGCGTAGTTTAGGCTTCCGTACATTCCACAGTGACATCATTGACGAAAGCTACGACAACGAGCTGGACAACAAAAAACGTTACGAAATGGCCTGGGAGCAAATTGTTAGGCTAAAGAATACCGAAGATCCAAGGTCAGTGTATGCCCGATTGAGAGATGTTGTTGAGCACAACTTCAGCGTGATCATGGCGCTGCCCCAGCAACAACTGAAAGATATACAACAATTTATTCATGCACCATTTGCGTTAGAGCAAACCAAAATGTAACAACTGCTGGTTTTTACCAGTAAATATATGACTATGACAACCCACCACATTTACGATTCAGATGCAGAAGTCCAATCTGTTGCTAGTCAACTTTGGAGCGTGAAAAATTGCTTTGGACCAGAAACATTCCAAGAATTATCTACAACACACTTAAATCATACAGACTCGTGGCACCGTCACCCTGACTGCTTGGAGTATCGCTTGCAGTTGACACCAAACAGCCCTATGTTGCACAAGATTCAATCTATGGCTCCCACAATCATGGTGGAACTAGAAAAGATTACTGGCATGCAACTCATGCCAGCTGAATGTAAAATGTGGTTGGATCTAAGCAATTGGCATTGTCCTTATCATTCAGATGCAGGATTGTTGGCAGTAACTTATCAAGTGTACCTGTGGACACACGGTGATGTGCATGGTACTGAGTTTACTCACAGCAACCCGCGCACACGTTTTGATTTTGTTCCCAACACAGGCTATATCAACTTAAACACTGATCTCAAAGAGCATCACGCAGATACTATCACCGGCACGCGATTAAGTGCTTGCTGGCAGTTCCGCGCCAAAGTGTAAGTTAACAGTTTCACGCACCGAGTTAGGTGCAACTTCATATGCCGTTCCAAAGAAACATCTAGGTTGATTGATCATTAACCAGGCTTCGTTGGGGCGGTATTTTATTTTGACCAAGTCTTCAGGCTTGAATTCAGATATGTCTGCGTAATCTTCGGGATGATTCGCATTTACAGTTAAGTTATTGCAAAACACACTTGACATTTCAGGAGCGGGTTCTGCGCCCATGAACACTTGTATAAAGCAACGGATATCCTTGTGTAACCTATGCATCATGATTTGACTGCCACTCAAGTCAATGCTAGAATAGATCACTTGCTGTTGCACCGCTTGTCCAGTTAGATGTTTGATCTGGTCAGGTGCTTGTGATAGCGCAGACTCTAGCATGGTGTTGGAACCCCACGGAGTCAGTAAACGGTTGGGGTATTGTGTGGTCCATGCTTGCTCTGCGCTGCGATAACTGCGCTGCACAGATTCATAGTCCAAGAAAAAGTCTGGCAAACGCCAGACTGTGGGAAGGATTTGTTGGGCATTGTTGAAATTCAGCATGCCCATATTTAAATCACTTGCGCAGGGCCAGTGATTTTATTCTTGCTAAAGGATCCTGTTGGCCTTCTGCCACACCTTGTTCTGCTTTTCTTGATCTGTCATAATCAGTTTGCTGTTGTTTTTCCTTTTCGAAGTTTTTAGCTGTTGCATATTTTACATCTTGTGGAGTTAATTTGCCTGTAGCTTGTTTTTCGCGTGCCTTATATCCCAATGGGTCAAAGGTTTGCCCGGGAAGTTGTCGCATACCTGCACGATCCAACGAAACTTTACCAGCCATAGTGTCTCCAGGACCTTCATACGAATCATCGTAATCAAATGTTTTGCCCCGATACTTTGGATCACGCCATTTAGCTGCTTCTTCTACCCCTTGCTCACCTACAACCGGAGCCATACCACCTGCTACAGTGCCCATTTCCATCATGCCGCCGCACTCCATCAAACCGTGCTCAGGGCAGTATTCGCCTTCCATGGTGTGGTTACAACCTGTACCTTCACCAAACACAGCATCAGTATCAGCTTCAAAAGTAGCAGTAACGTCGGCTTCGGGTACCTGGCGTGGAGCATAATTGCCTGTGCCCAGTTCTTGATCTAGACGATCGGTAATCCATTCAAACGGATCACCATCGCGACCCTTGGCAATGCCGTAGGGAATTTCACCGTGGTCCGAATAGTAGTCAAACAGGGCATAGTACAAATCGTCGTCTAGATCGCCACCTTTTTCAAACTGGTCAACTTCGTGTTTGAACCGATCCATAATATGACTCAATGTTTCGCCGCTTTCGTCGAGCATACGACCTTCGGCTACTGGCAATCCAGCTGCCTTGCGCATGGCATTGAGCTCTGCGGCTTCTGCCACACCTTCAGTTGCACTCTTACCACTTAGTCTATATCTTGACTTGATAGTGTTCTTTCTATAATCACTATCCTGCTTGTACATTTTGCCTGCTTTGGTCTGTCTATCTATTGGTTTTCTCCAGCTCATTGGATCATATCCTTGATCGTGATCTTTACGGGGAAAGTGCATCTTGTCTGTGCCGGCTTCTATTTGGTCAGCAACACGGTCACCAAACTCTGCTCTAATCATGTTTAGAACTTCTTCTGGATCTTCGTATTCAGAATCATAATAATCTGACGGGTCTGTGCTGTCCCTATACATGCCGATAAGATCATCGAGCCTTGCTCTTTTTTCTGGATCCAATCCTTCCGCCACAGGTTGTTGAGGCACTGGTGTAGCAGCCGGCGCTGTTGCAGCGGCAGCAGGGTCAACTGGTGCTGCATCGCCTTCAGCTCCTGCAGGAGCAACACCGTCAGTTTCAATGCCTAACTCACGTAGACGATTCATAATGTCTGTGTCGTTCCAGGCGTTTGCTCGTGGATCACGTTGAGCCAGATCACCAAGGCGATCGAACAACTCGTCGTCGCCTACCAAGTCGTATAATTGCTCAGTGGCGTTGGTAGCATCAGGACCAACAATGAGTTCTTTACTCATGAGTTCTTTTAGTTTGGCAACTTGCTCAGGAGTCTCTGGTAAATTCCAGGTGCCTTCGGCTAGATTGTTGATCCAGCTTTCAAAAATTTCTGCTTCTTTCATATCATTTCCTTGTTGCTGTATTCTAGCCAGCAACGGAAGTGCGGCTTCGATACGTGTGTCTAATGTTTGTTCAATGAACATGGTCTTGATATCTTCTACCAAGCTTTCTTGTTCTTGAACGTCCAGCGGATGCCAGCTTTCAAAATATGTGTTGTACCCGCGGCTACTGCCAAGATGCTTGAGACTTTCTCGCAACTTGCTGTAATACTGTTGGGCTTGTTCAACAATTTGTTGAGTAACACCTTCCATCATGCGAGTACCAGCTGCACGATTGAAACGATTTAGAACCTTGAGTTCTGTGACCATTTCGCAGATATGGTTGCCACGAATGTCGTAAGGTTTACCACCTTGACGTACATGTTCAAGCATGGCTCGTGCGCCGGTCATATTTGTGTATGGAAGCTTGAAACGCTCGCCATCGGCAGTTTCAATAAAAATACTTTCAACATATCGGAATCGTGCGTCGTTTTCGCCTAGGGTCCGATTGTGTTTGATCATTAGTCGAGCTTCGGTGGGTTCACCTGCATAGCTGACTCGGCGTGTGCCGTAGTATCCTTCAAACAGGCCTTCTTTGATGGCAGCAATACCGGCTTGTACTCGCTTGAGCTTGCTGATATCTGCAAGAGTGGCTGTCCAACGATTGCGGTTGGCTAAATCGCTGAGTTGCTGTTGAAAATCAAAAAATTCACTACGGTCTTCAGGATCCTCAATTGTTTTGCCTAGGTTATCGCCATACATGATGTACATCTCATTGTCAGCGCCCAAGATAACAACCATGGTTCCGTAATTTTTGCCTGTACTGCTTACATAATCAAAGCTGAATGTTTTGGCTTTGTCTGCATCAGACGGACGACCGTCTTTGCCCAGCATTTCGGGGTGGAAATCGCGGGTGTCTAGTAAGTCAGCAAGTTTCTGTTCAAGGTTTAATTCTGTAGCCATAGTCGTATATTTAGCGCATCATGGCAATGAACGGCATAGGTTCGACAATGTTGTCACCGTGGTCTTTTAGGTGTGAATCTAGGTCTGTGTGGTAACTTTGCAGCAATTGCAGCATGCGAGTAGCCAGCAAACAGGACATTACCAAGTCATCAGTTTCGCCAGGCTTGGCAGCATAGCTAGTGCCTATAGCAACAAAGTTTTTGAGTTCGGAAATCAAGGGCTTGCTCTTTATCTTCATGCGCTTGGTTTCTACCAGGATTTTAAACTTGCTGCAAGCACTGAGCTTGCTTTTGTTTGTGGTGTTAAAGCCCTTGCGAAATCTGCGTCCCGAACTGCCTGTTACTGTATTATCACTAAGGAAGTATCCTTTGATGTTCTCTTCCCCGTATTCAGCAATACTCAACAGTGCCGCTTCGCCAATGGTATTGTTTTCCACTGAGTAGTAGATCATCTTTTCATCTTTGGTAATAGAATGAATATGATCCACAATGCCTGCCATGATGCGTATCTGCTCAGGGATAGTTGTTTTGTTGTGGCGCCACTCTGCAACTTGTTCAGTTGTGCCTGCTTCAAACACTTGAATAGCCGCAGGGTCACCGCCTGTGCCCAAGCTAGGATCCAATGCAACAACATAGATACTGCCAGGTTTAGGGTCCGAGTACCACCTCACTTGGCCTGTTTTCTTAAACGGCTCTATGCCTTCCATGTCCACAAGTGTAGTAGGAGCGATCAAGGTTTCATCGTTGATAATGAATTCACAGTCCATCTCTCGACGGAAACGTTCTTCTCCTAGCTGTGCCCGTTGTTCATCGGCCCACTTGTCATCTCGGTCCGGGTGTTCACGCCAGAATGCTCGGAATGCTTTGAAGCCGTTGATGCCCAATCCGTTGGGGCGTTGGTTGCCGTATTCGTCTTCGGTCTTGTTGGCACCCTTCCAGATCAACGCAAACTGGTCTTCGTCTGAGTTTGGTGTACTGGTAATAATAGCTTTACCACCAGTGCTCAGTGTAGGTGTAATAGAAGTCCAGAATTCGCTAGCAATGGTAGGTCTAACGAACGCAAATTCGTCTAGGTATAGGAGCGAGATAGACATACCCCGTCCAGTGTTTTCAGTTGTGGTCTGGCTTACAATGCGCGAACCGTTGTCAAAGTCTATTGAGCCTTTGTTGTAGCTGGTAACACCAGCACGAATGTGGTTAGGGCACAACTCATAAGCATATCTTATACGTTGCATAATTTCCTGTGCACCCAAGTATTTGTGCGCGGCAATTAGAATAGTTGAGTCAGGCACAAACATAGCGTACCACAACAAGTAACCCGCAGCTGATGTTGACTTGCCAGTTTGTCGCGGCATCAATGAAATACTGAAACGATTCTTGTGATAGTTTTCAATCAGTCTGCGTTGATACTCAAACGGATGATACACCATTTTACCACGTGTGGGGTGCTGGATGCAAAAGAAATTGTCCATGAAATACATAGGACCGTCGTCGGGATCTGCGCATTTCATAAACGCATCCAGTTGATCTTCAGTAAACGTTTCTCGTCGATGCGGCGCTTTGGTTAGTACGCCTTCTAGTCCCGGTTTCAACATAATTTTTCTATATCCTTAGCAACCACTTGTGCAAATGCTCGATTATTTAACTTGCCAGGATGCAAAAGATCTCTGCCAAGGTCGTGCTGTGTTTTATCCTCGACCAATGCAACGTATGCATCAGGCTTGTACACAATCAATGGTATGTTATGTTGTAAACAAATACTACGTATGGCTTCTCTGTTCTTCTCTGCTGCTATCTCTAAGTTAATTTCGTCAAGTAACAACTCCTTGATATATGTTCCTCCCCAATTTTTATAATCGTAGGCCCAATTTAAAACCAAAGGCGTATCTTCTTTGGCTGTTTTTAATTCAGTGCGGTTATATCTTGGCTCTAAATATACAACAAACTTAGGTTTCAACTTAGGAACATAGTGACGAGCTATTCTATAACAAGTGTCTCCTGACGCCCCAGCTATACCAAGATTCCAACAATCAATTTTAATTTTCTGTTCTACAGATGTTGTCCATCTGTCAGCAACATTTACTCCAGTACCTTGTGTAAAACTACAGCCAATTGCTACCCAGTTGTTTCTAACATCAAACTCAGGAGTTCTAAATCCTTCGCTGTTGAATGTGTAGTTAATGTCTACATCTGCCCAACCAAAGATGTTCAACAATCTTTTGCTTTCGGTATCACCAATATGTTTTTTGTAATTCTCTTCAGAATCCGGTGACAACCATTTCAATGTCTTACCTGCATATCCACTCCACTGATGCAAAGGCACAGTCATACTAATCCTTTGAACTCTGGCCAAAGTTTGGCAAACTGTCCCGCCTGATCTTTGTGATATTGTGTTTCAATCTCTTGGATATGTTTGGCTAACTTGCGAGCCATAGCAGGCTTGCTTTCAGTAACTGCCTGATAGTTACGCAATGCTTGATCTAAGAACCCACGGTCTGCAGGTGTAGCAAGTCCTGATGCATAAAAACGTTCAATCTCAGCCGCAGCAGGTTCTGCAACTTCTCGACCATGCAAGAAAGGATCAAGATAGTCTGGCTGAAACAAGTTTTGCCATAGCACGCTCACGCCTTGATCTGCTGCAAATTGCCGGAACTCTGTGATGCGTGTGGCATTGTAGATGTTGTACACAGCATGAATACCACCCCAGTGTCCTTGCTTGAACAAGTCTTTGACAACAGCAAGATTGTGTAGTACTTGCTCCCATTTGCCGCCGTAGCGAACATATTCAAAGCGTTCGCCTATGTTGTCAAAGCTCATGCTCCAGCCAACTTTCTTACGCTGTGCTAGTTTCTTGAAGATCTTGTTTTTGTCAAGATCCACGTTCATGTTGGTAATCAGTGTGACTGTGCAATCCTCTGGGATTACATCTAACAGCCGTTCGTTTTCAGGGAGTAACAAGGGCTCGCCACCTACTAGTGCAACGTCTTTGATATGTGCTTTGTGTTGTTCAAGGAAGTCACACACTTGTTCATAGTAGGGTCTTGAGCCTGACTTGAACGGAATGCCCTTGAGTGCTGACCATTTGGAGCTGGCCCATTCACTGCAATAGTTACAACTGAGGTTGCAAGTGGTGTTCCAACGTACATCCACAATCACAGGATAGTGATACTGCTCTCCAGCTGTAGCATAGTCAAAATTGGGATTGGTGTCGTTGTGCCACTTGCGTTCTGAATCTGCGCCAAAGCGTTCGGCCTGCACACAGTTGGAGCAGTATTTGTGTGCTCGTCCTTGCGACATTTCGCTGCGTATTTGTTTTAAGAGATCTGAATCCAGTATCTCTGTGATGGTGTTGCTGTTGAGGTTGCCCAACATGTTGGGGTCGCCAGCACAGCAGGTTTTGACATCACCACGGGGATTGATATGCAGCCCGCGCCAAGGGGCTGCGCAAAAGAAATTACTCATCCCGTATTTACGGGCGGTTTATTGGCACCAGGACGTTTTAGCTTCGCCGTAGTATTCACGTGCAAAGCCGTTGGCAATAAGTCCCTGACGCAGGCTACGGCCATCTAGAATGATGTCACCCAGCACACGACCGCCAAACTTGTCCCATGCATACAGTGTAACTTGTCGTTGTTGACTGGCAGCAATTGCATTTTTGGTAAACTCTGTGGCTGCTAGACCGCGGGCATTTTCTTGTGGGCACTGGGCACGATGTCCTTTTTCTGGAGTGTCAACACCAAAGATTCGCACAGCCAGTTCGGGCTTGAGCGGAGCAGGCAAAAATGGTGCTGAGATCACGACTGTGTCTCCATCGTTGATACGCACAATTTGTGCGTCATAGGTTGCACCTTTTGGTGTTTTTTGTGCCATGACCAAGCATGGAATCAGGAGCAGAGAGAGTAGTAGTTTTTTCATGTTATGCTATTTGGTAAGTACCCGAGATATCAAAGTGTGCGCCCGATTGCCAGGCGCCTGTGGCCGGAGTGTTGAATTTCCAAACTAGATCGGTGGTACTACCAGAATAATACAGTTTCATGACTGTGGCGCTGTCAACTATGTCTACAATGCCAGCAATATGATACAGGGCAGGAGAACCAGCACCGGCTGTTTGATGCAGGCTGCCGCCGGCCAATCTAAATGTGTTTATTGCGGGGGCAGGCAGTGTAATCTGATATCCTGTGCTGCCAAAGTTGGTAACCCCTGTAAAATCCACATACACATGTATATACATCAGCGGACCCATACGCACATAGGATGCTGTAGCAGTGCCGCCGGCAAATGTGCCCGATCCGTCAGTGAACTGTGGGTTGAATGTTGTGGTGCTGGTAACGCCAGATCCGTATGCGACCAAATTTAAATTTCCGTTGACGTTGCCCACATAGATATCTTGTGTGAGTTGGTTGACTACTAATTCACTTGGGCGAGCAACACCATTGTAATCGCCAATG